GTGCCTCTAGGACACAATCCGGCGCCCGCCACTGGGACGCATTTCTCAGTGTTCTCACACTGCATTCCGTCTGGAGCCGATCTCTTGGGTCGGCTTGATCCAGTCCGTCTAAGCCGATTATAGAGATCAATTACTAGGAGATAACATGTTAGCCACGTATGAACGTAAAAAAGTAACTGAGTACACGTCGTTTAACTATGAATTTAAAGTGTTTTACAAAGGCGAATACGTTTGTGATCTATTAAAAATAGGATGTCACGAATGGGCGTTTTCGGCATTTCAGAGTTGCGACAAACTTGAAGGTCTTCAAATGTTTCTTTACAACAAGACTAGCTGGGAAACCTTTAAGAAAAAAGAAGAAGCAATCCAGCATTTAGAAAACGTACTCGCCGCGTACGAAGCTGGCGAACGTCCCGCTTAATCAACCCTCGAGCTATTAGGAATTTTCTAATAGCTCATTCAAAAGCCTCTTCCCTGCCAAATCCCTTGTTTCTGTTCACTGAACGGCAGCAGAAGAGGTTTCTGAATGAATTGACCATCAAAGGAGATGAAAATGGAAAGACTTGTAATTGATAAACGGGATTACTCAGACGTTGAGGACGCTCTGAAGTGTTCCGGGAAAGCTGAACAGATTGCCGAACTGATTAACGATTTTGAGTATGAGCTCAAAAATTGCCAGCTTGCGGACGAGTCTCTTCAAAAGAATCTTGACGAAATAAATAGTTTTTTCAGCGAGGAGTCCGAACGCCTTATGAACCTGGCTGAGGGAAAGTTCAGATAACGAACCGGGATAGGAGAAAGCGATGAGCATTAAAGAACAAGATGCACTGTGCCTCCTTTGTTGTGGGAGCCTCACTCTTCCGATGAGTAAAGAAGAAATGGAAGGACTACTGAAAGTTTTTATTGATGGCAAGTTGACCTGCATTGAATTTACTCAAAGGAACAACAATATGACAGCCATAGATAGAGCCAAAAGAATCCATGAGCTGTCATCCCAAGCTTTAGAAGCCAACAAGTTGCTTGAGCAATTACTTCACTATGATCAAAAGGCAGCAGGTTCAGCCGGCTTCAGCTCCGATTACTATGGCGAGCATGAATAATCTGAACAGCTCGCTCCAGATCGAAATCAATTTCTTCAAATTCTTTGATCATCTTTTCTTCTAATCGGCCTATACGGGTTAGAGCCTCGAAAAGGTCTTTTTCGGCCTGATCCTCTTTTGCATCACGGCCTCCCCCGATGTTGATTTTAGGGAGGCTGAGCGTGCCGTTTTGAACAAAAGCAATGATTAGCTTTTGAATGAATTCTTTATTCATCTTTTCCTCCATTGAGATAGTTGAAAGTTTGCAAATTAATTATCTCGCAGAG